AAAAAAGAAACATGACTCCAGAGACACTTGACAGATGGCGAATATTACCAAGACTTATGATGCTAGTGATGACAGGAGTTTATATACGCTGTATAGAATGGGCTTTGAGTCAGCCAGAGTTGACCACACAGCAAGCAGGGTTGATATCCGTGATTACTGGAGCGATGACAGGCAGTTTCGCCATATGGATGGGAGCAGAGAAATCAGAACCCAAAAGAATGGAGAGAGAAGAACGATGAGAAAGTACTTTAAAAGATTGTGGTGTGCATTGTGGAACAAGAAGTGCCACGATGATTGTGACTGCGTATAATGATAGGAACTATACTTAGCTCCGTATCTACTTTAGCGTCATCTTATATAGAAGGCAAGACAGCCATACAAAAGGCTGAAGCTACTATACGGATGAAAGAAGCAACAGGTGAGATTGATTGGGACTTAGCTGCTATGAGGGCATCCCAAAGCTCGTGGAAAGACGAATGGCTGACTTTGTTATTCAGTATTCCTCTAGTACTGAGCTTCTGTGGAGAGTGGGGCAGGGGCATAGTAGCAGATGGATTTACTGCTTTGGCAGGTATGCCACAGTGGTATCAGATTGCATTGGGAGCTATTGTAAGTGCAAGCTTTGCAACACGATCAGCAGGTAAGTTTTTTAATATGAGGAAAAAGTAATGGCATTTAAATTATCAGGAAGAAGTTTAGGAAAACTAGAGGGTGTACATCCTGTATTAGTGGACACAGTAAAACGAGCCATTGAAGTGAGTTCTGTGGACTTTGGAGTAATTTATGGTGTTCGTTCCCTTGCAGAACAAAAAAGATTGTATGAAGCAAAAAGATCGCAGACTATGAAATCTAAACATCTTGTGCAAGAAGATGGATATTCACATGCTGTTGATTTAATGGCTTATGACGGCAGTAACCCAAGTTGGGACATCGTAATGTATGATGACATAGCAGATGCAATGAAAGAAGCAGCGTTAGAAACTGGAGCTAAAATTTGTTGGGGGGCTGCATGGCAAATAGATGATATAGCAAAGTGGGATGGCACTATGGAGCAAGCAATGAACGCTTATATAGACCTCAGACGTTCACAATCACGCCGCCCATTTATTGATGGTCCTCACTTTCAATTAAGCTAATGGCATTACCTGAACGAGTCAAAAACAAGATGAAAGATGTTGGTCTAAGAGAGGTCAACAAAGCTCAAAGATTACCTGCAAGTGATACGTCTGGTAAATCGCATCACGTTATGGCTAGTGAGGGTGGCAAGTATAAGTACATAAAGTTTGGACAAAAGGGTGTAAAAACTAATCAGACAGTTGGACAGAGAAAAGCATTTAAAAGTAGACACGCTAAGAATATTGCCAAAGGTAAACTATCTGCGGCATACTGGGCAGACAAAGTTAAATGGAGTCCAAGTAAAACTAAATCTCCTTCTAAGAAATGGAAAAAAGGTTCATAAATGGCAAGACAACTTACAGAGAAACAACAGAAGTTACTAGCTGTCTTATTTGACGAAGCAGGTGGTGACTTAGTTACAGCTAAAAAGTTAGCAGGATATTCTGATGCATCAAGCACAACAGAAGTGATGAGGGGCATCAAAGATGAAATACTTGAAGCTACACAGGACTATATGGCTAGAAATGCACCACGAGCTGCTGTTGCGATTGCAGGTGGGTTAATAGACCCAACAGAATTAGGTATACGTGACAAATTAGCTGCAGCGAAAGAGTTACTTGACAGAACTGGTTTAGTGAAAACAGAGAAGATGCAAGTAGAAGCTACAGGTGGTGTAATGTTAATGCCACCAAAAGAAAAAGGCAATGAATAGATCATTAGGTAAGTGGACACTGCCACAGCCCACAGATATGAAAGAAGAAGAAGAGTGGGTGGCTATACCTAAGATAGCAAGGACAGTACCGTTTGGCTATGTTGTAGATGAAAACGATCCAGATGTTTTGCAACCAGTAAAGTTAGAGTTAGATTTATTAGAACAGGCAAGAGCATACACACGACAATATTCATACAGGCAGGTTGCCAACTGGCTTACAAAAAACAGTGGACGAGAAATATCTCACGTAGGATTGATGAAACGGCTAAAGAATGAACGACAACGTAAGAACAAAGTTACAAGCCTACGCAAGTGGGCAGAGTATGCCGAAAAAGCGATCAACAAAGCGAAGGAACTCGAAGAAAGCCGTACAGGAGCAAAAACAGAAGCCACCAGTTAAAGAGATAGAAATAGAAGCGATACCTGTTGAAGAAGCACATAATGTTATCTTCAAACCAAATAAAGGTCCTCAGACATCGTTTCTAGCAGCAGGTGAAAGAGAAGTTCTATATGGTGGGTCAGCAGGAGGTGGTAAGTCTTACGCAATGTTAGCAGACCCTCTGCGTTATATGGGACATCCTGCATTTAGTGGCTTACTACTGCGTCATACCACAGAAGAGTTAAGAGAACTTATATTTAAAAGTCAAGAACTCTATCCAAAGATTTGGAAAGGTATAAAGTGGTCAGAGAGAAAGATGCAGTGGGTAGCACCGTCAGGCGCAAGACTTTGGATGTCATATCTAGATAGAGATGATGATGTGCTACGTTATCAAGGTTTGGCATTTAGTTGGATAGGCTTTGACGAACTTACACAGTGGGGGACACCATTTGCGTGGAACTACATGAGATCACGACTAAGATCTACATCACCAGATCTGCCAGTGTACATGAGAGCAACCACGAACCCCGGAGGTAGAGGACATCATTGGGTCAAGAAGATGTTTATAGACCCTGCACCATATAACAAGGCATTTAATGCAACAGATATTGAAAGTGGAGAAGAACTCAAGTATCCTGCAGGACACAGCAAAGCAGGACAGCCACTATTCAAACGTAGGTTTATACCTGCTCGACTTACAGATAACCCTTATCTCTCATCTCAGGGCGATTATGAAGCAATGCTTCTATCCCTTCCTGAACAGCAAAGAAGACAACTACTGGAAGGAGATTGGGATATTAAAGAAGGAGCAGCTTTCACCGAGTTTGATCGCAACATACATGTGGTTGAGCCTTTCCATATACCTAGCAACTGGGTTAAGTTTAGGGCATGCGACTATGGGTATGGAAGTTATTCTGCCGTTGTATGGTTTGCTGTTGCTCCGTCAGAACAGCTAATAGTATACAGAGAGTTGTATGTATCAAAAGTATTAGCTACAGACTTGGCTGATATGATATTAGATGAAGAAGTAGAAGACGGTAATATAAAGTATGGAGTGTTGGATAGTTCACTTTGGCACAAACGAGGAGACACAGGACCTAGCCTAGCAGAGCAAATGATTATGAAAGGCTGTAGGTTTAGACCTTCTGATAGAAGTCGAGGAAGTAGAGTATCAGGTAAAAATGAAATACATAGACGATTACAAGTTGACGAATACACCGAAGAACCACGTTTGGTTTTTTTTAGCACATGTACTAACATCATCTCGCAACTACCTGCTATACCACTGGATAAAAAAAATCCAGAAGATATAGACACAAACTCAGAAGATCACTTGTATGATGCTCTAAGATATGGTATAATGTCAAGACCACGGTTTAGTGTATTTGATTATGATCCTGCAAGCAGACAAACAAATAACATGCCTGTAGCAGACGCAACATTTGGATATTAATATGGCTGAAGACAATATAGACGAAGAAGTATTTATGGATGACTCATCAATCGCTGTCGAAGATACAGAGGTTGACAGTCAAGATGATTACAATAGTTCTAACATCATTCCATACATCATGGATAGATACAAGAAAGCTGATGACTACAGAGAGCAAGACGAGCAAAGATGGTTAAGAGCATACAGGAACTACAGAGGTCTATACGGTTCTGATGTACAGTTTACAGAAGCAGAGAAGTCACGAGTATTTATTAAGGTAACAAAAACTAAAACACTTGCAGCATATGGACAGATAGTCGATGTGCTGTTTGCTAATAATAAGTTCCCACTTACAGTAGAGCCAACAGAGCTACCAGAAGGTGTGGTATCCGATGTAAGCTTTGATCCAAAAGAGCCAGAGAACATTCGAGGAAAACTAGACGAAATGGAAAATCCTTATGGCTTTGCAGGGGACGGTAAAGATTTACCTGCAGGTTCTACAAAAGAAAGCCTGATGGACAAACTAGGACCTTTAGAAGGTAAGTTTGATGATGTAGATAATCTACGAGAGGGTGTGGGTAAAACACCTACAGCGATTACATTTAGTCCTGCAATGATTGCTGCAAAGAATATGCAGAAGCAGATACATGACCAGTTAGAAGAGTCAAATGCAAACAAGCATTTACGTAGCACAGCGTTTGAGATGGCTCTGTTTGGCACAGGTGTGATGAAAGGACCTTTTGCAATCGACAAAGAATATCCTAACTGGGGTGATGATGGAGAATATTCACCAATATTTAAAACAGTACCACAAGTTTCACATGTATCAGTCTGGAACTTCTTTCCTGATCCAGATGCAAACAATATGGACGAAGCACAATATGTGATAGAAAGACACAAGATGTCACGATCACAGTTACGTGCATTAAAGAAAAGACCTCACTTCAGAGATACTATGATAGATGAAGCTATCGAACTAGGTGAGAACTACAATAAAGAATACTGGGAAGATGATCTATCTGATTATTCACCAGAACATGCGATAGCACGATATGAAGTGTTAGAGTATTGGGGCATGGTAGATACGATGATGCTAAAAGAGCAGGGACTAGATATTCCTGAAGAGATAGCAGATCACGATGAAATACAGGCAAACATTTGGATATGCAACAGTAAAGTATTACGAATGGTTCTTAATCCATTTAAACCTGCAAAGATACCATACATGGCTGCTCCATACGAACTCAATCCATACAGCTTCTTTGGTGTAGGTATTGCAGAGAACATGGATGACACACAAACATTGATGAATGGTTTTATGCGAATGGCTGTTGACAATGCTGTAATGTCTGGTAATCTGTTGATAGAGATAGATGAAACAAACTTAGTACCGGGTCAAGACCTTTCTGTCTATCCGGGAAAAATATTCAGAAGACAGGGCGGCGCTCCGGGTCAAGCAATCTTTGGTACAAAGTTTCCAAACGTAGCCAACGAGAACATGCAACTGTTTGACAAAGCCAGAGTGCTTGCAGACGAAAGTACAGGACTGCCAAGCTTTGCTCATGGACAAACTGGTGTTATGGGTGTAGGACGTACAGCGTCAGGTATATCCATGCTGATGAACGCAGCAAGTGGTGGCATCAAGAATGTTATAAAGAATGTAGACGATTATTTACTTAGACCATTGGGTGAGGGTCTGTTTAGATTTAACATGCAGTTTAACTTTGACAAGAAGACCAAAGGGGACTTAGAAGTGAAAGCTCGTGGTACAGAAAGCTTGATGGCAAACGAAGTGCGTAGTCAAAGACTTATGCAGTTTCTACAAGTGGCAAGCAATCAGTCACTTGCACCGTTTGCAAAGTTTCAGTACGTAATAAGAGAGATAGCCAAGTCACTAGACCTAGACCCAGACAAGGTGACAAACAACATGGACGAAGCTGCATTGCAAGCAGAGATCATGAAAAAATTCCAACAGCAACAACCACAACAGCCGACAGCACCTGCAGGAGCAGATCCACAAGATCCAACTGGAGCAGGTGGTGCGACTATAGGAACAGGGCAAGTACCGTTGCCACAGGAACAAGGATTTACAGGAAATGCAGAACAGCCTACAGGACAAGCTACTCAGCAAGCTCAAGCCGTTGGTCAACAACAAGGACCAATGGGACAGCTTCAATGATTATATAAATTTTTTAATAGCACAGAACCACGCAGTTAT